GCCAGGACGCACAGCGCAAGACGGACCACACCACGGGGGTGTGCAAATGAACGCGATCGGTAAGGTGATCGTCGTCGGATTCTTGGTGTTCATCGTCGTGCTGGTCGTCGTGAACGGAGATTGGCGATGAAACGTCTGGTCGCGATCACGCTGTTTCTCGTGTTGCTCGTGTTCGTTGTCGGCATCGTGTACGAGCTGGAATCGTCGCGCACAGACAAATGTGGTGGCGTGACGTGTGTGCGCCCCGATCGCCAGCCGTTCAGCAATAACCCGTCGTACCGGACGAACTGATATGGGCCAGGTATTCGCGGACCTGTGGGCCGCAATCACCGGATCTGCGCCGTCGTCCACCGATGAGGTCATGACGACCGTGTATCAGCTCGCTGGTGCGGGTGCGACCATCATTGCGCTCGTCATCATCTTGTTGGTGTTGCGGTTCTTCGTGAACAACCTGCCGTGGCGACCGATCGCGTTCATTCTCGCGTTGATCGTCTTGTTCATGGCTTTCGGTGACAAGCTGAAGAAATGATACGATGGGGCTGATTCCGTTGGGGGACGGGATCGGCCTCATTCGTTTTCAGAAACCGAGGACACATGGCCAGACATGGGTACGGGCACGATTGGCAGATTCGTGGTGATGTGGTGACCGCACGGCGCGGCAAGAAAAACACACCATGCGAGATCCGCCGTCACGAGAAATGCGCACACTGCCCGCGCGAACGGTTCCAGACGATCAATCTGGTGACCGGTGCACGCGAAGGATCGATGACATACAAAGGCGAAGTCATTACGTACGACGATCGCAAGACGACCGACGAAGAACGTCGCGAATGGGTCGCCACCACGTCGCCGGATGACGAGATCCGCATGGCCGTGATCGGATGAGAATCATCATCGGCGTTGCGGTGGTCTGCATCATCGTGTACGCGATCGCATTGAAGGTCGTTGCGTAAACCAGACGACAGCTCGGGGTCGTGATTTGACTCCGGGCTGTCTCGCGTCCATTATGGTCGTTGTTGTTTTAAACCGAGGGATTGACATGATACCGATGCAGATCGAAGCACCATTGGAAGATTCGTACGTCACGTTCACGGGTCTGATGGACGCGATTCGACCTCTCGACTACAACTCCGTTGTGGTGGACTACGACGCACCGACGTTCGTTCTACCGGACGTGGACGCGCCGTTGACACCGTGGGGCGAGGTTGGCCGGCATCGTCGCGCATCGGACGTGTGGAGGAAGATGGTCACGACCGGCTTGGTCATGATCTGGGTGTCGGCCATTGTCCTTGGCGGGATGTGGCTGTCGCGAACGGGGTTGTTGCCGTGGGTAGTGAATTGGGTCATGTCGTAGATTGGATTGCCGACCAGGGCCCGCGCGCGTCGTGGGTCCTTTTGGCAGCCATCGTGTGTTTGGCGGTTTTCTTGTGGCCAACGGCGCGGTGAATGGCACATGATAGACCTGCGGCCAGCCATTCCGCCGTGCGACGATACCGTCATGGACATGAATGCGGGTCAGCACCGCAAAGGCGGGTGTCTGATTCATGTGGGGGTTGCCGTTGCCGGCATCGGGTTGCTCGTGGCGTGTGGGATCGGGAACAAGAACCCGGGACCGGCGTCTACGACAGTCATGCCGCACCCGACGAACGCGGCGAACATCAAGAACATCTGTGACTTTTTCTACACGCGTGCCATCGAAACGTTGCAGACGGACAACGCGCATGGCAACGCAACGACGCTCGCGGCTCGGGCGGGTGTGCCGCGCGACATCCGTAACGCCGTGGAATCGTTCTACGGGACGACGGACACCAAGGCCGGATACGCCACGGTCATCACAACCTGTGAAAAGGAAGGTTGGAAGCCGTGACCGAAGATTCCGTCGATCTGGCTTGGGCCAACCGCGATAACCTGTCGGCGCACGAATGCATGTTGGCCGCAGCCGAATGCATCGGCATGGCCGGACAGCTCATCACGCCGTGGAACCGTCGTGCGCAGATATGTTTGGCCATGGCGAACTGGTACATCGCTCGGTCTATCTTCGTGGTCGGCAAACACGCTGGTGAGATGCCCGACGGGTGGATGCCCAAAGAACAGGCCGTGAACGTTCGCCCGATCGGCACGTACCCGCCGAAATTCTGCGGCAAAGACGAACCGCATGCGCCTCACGACTACAACGTGGTGTCGGCATCTTCGATATCCGGCCCGTGGTGGCGGTGTCAAGGCCGGTACGATCCTCCGATCAATTTCTGCGGGTCGACCGTTCGCCACGCGGCTCACAACTCGCACCAGATGAACGACGACGGCATTCCCATGTGGCGGTGTCTCGGGTTTCAACCGATCGGCAGACCGCAGGCGTAACGATTGACGAGCCGCATCTCACGTGCAATGGTGGGGTGCGGTTTCGTGTGTCCACCGAAGATTGGATGACGTCAATGCTGATTACTTGGCTTGTGACTGGTTGGGTCTGCGCCGCAATTCTGACGGTCATGTACACGTCCAAGCTGACGGTCGATTGGGGTGAACAGCCGGCCGTCATTCCCACACCGCGCGCATACCGGGAATCGCTACCGGTCGTGGAACCGGCTGTGGACGACTATGACGGCTCGATCACGCAACGGGTGGTCCGTGGACGTCGGTGGACGCGTAAGGCCGTCACAGACGCTTGGAACGGCGCGCGTGCGTACGTCGGACACCACCGGCCGGAATGGATCGCCATCCACCGGTGGAACGACAACAAGCCGGTTCGACGTCATCGACGCGGTAAGCTGTTTGGGATGTGTTGGGACACGGCCGAGATGCCGTCAATCATGGTGGGGGTCTGATGATAGACACGCAGTACGAACGGTTGATGATGAAGACGTTGTCGGCCGGTCGGTACAAGGAAGATCGCACCGGTGTGGGAACACGGTCCATCTTCGGCGACATGCTCCGGTACGATCTGTCTGCGGGGCACATTCCGTTGATCACCACGAAGCGCGTACATTTCAAGTCCGTCGTTGGTGAGCTGTTGTGGTTCTTGTCCGGATCGACGAACGTGCACGATCTGCAACAGAAATACGGCGTGAGCATCTGGGATGAATGGGCCGACCCCATCACCGGTGACCTCGGTCCGGTGTACGGCCACCAATGGCGGTCGTGGGGTGAAAACGATCTGATGGCCGGCATCGACCAGATCTCCAACGTCATGGAGACGTTGAAGACCAACCCAAACTCCCGGCGCATGGTCGTGTCCGCGTGGAACCCCGCAGATCTGCACGCGATGGCACTCGAACCGTGCCACGTCATGTTCCAGTTGTACCACCGCATGGGCACATTGAGCTTGGCCGTGTATCAACGGTCGTGCGATCTGTTCCTTGGCGTGCCGTTCAACATCGCGTCGTACGCGTTGCTTCTCCGGATGTTCGCGGACCAGGCCGGCATGCACACCGGTGATCTCGTGTGGTACGGTGGCGACATTCATCTGTACGTCAACCACATCGACGCGGCTCACAAACAGCTCGCACGTCCGGCGTACGAATTTCCGCGCATGGTGTGGGCGGACACGCCGAAACCGGCGGATATTTTCTCGTACACGCCGGATCTGTTCACGTTGGAGGGGTACATGCATCACCCCGGTATCTCGGTTCCGGTCGCCGTATGAACCAGCGACAGATTCTCGCGCAGCGCAATCTCGAAAAGGCCGTCATGGACCACGTGGACGCGTATCGTGAATCGTCTGACGGCGAGGTGGATCACGGAGTGGTCATCGATTTCGTGGTTGTGGCACAGACGGACACGCCACGCGAAGATGGTGACGATCTCGTCGCGTATTATCTCGCCTATTCAACGGGGGCAATGCCGAACCACCGCGCGGTCGGGTTGTTGGAATGGGGCAAACATCTGATGATGAACGGAGCAGCCGGTTAAGTGAGAATCGACACCACGATGTCCAAGGCCCAGATCGTCGAAGCGGTCAAGGAATTGGACGCACGTCGACAGGCACAGATTCAACGCCAGATCGACAGCATCAACCGTCTATTGGCGTCGATCGAAAACGGCGAGAGCCATCGGCAACGGTACGAACACGAATTGATGCGGCTCAATGAACAGCTCGCCCTCATGGACGTGCGTCTTGGCATGAAGACCGAGGTGTTGCGCCGGATCAAGCAATCGTGCCGTGATCGGGCGGTTATGCCCGGTGGTGACCACGCGGCCAAGATTCTTGCGATGATCGAAGAGGTGATGCCCGATGCGAGATCCGATGACGTGGATTCGGGACGGCCTACGGCGGATGATGACTCAATCATCGGGCTCGGTGGCTGACGACCGCGCGACGCACATCTATCCGGCCGAGTTCAAACGGAACGCACCCGGCACAATCGTGACGGAGCTCACAGAAGAGGAAATTCGGTCAAACGAGGGCGAATCGTGGCAACCGCCCCCACCCGCGAGACGTGATCCCCGACGGCCGCAATCGGGTTTCGGGCCGCGATAGATCTCGACGGACCCCGCCAGATCGGGTAGTATTTGACAGAGCCACGAAGTGCGGTCATGATAGTGATGATAGGCCCAGATTGTTCGGTGGGGGATGCCCATGTGCGAACGGTCTGGGTCTTGTCATAGACCACACGGGTCAGCGGCCCACGGGAGACCACATGGCACGACAAAATCTTTCGATGACGCCCGAGGCGATTCGAAACCGCATGAGACGTGCGGGCAAGAAAACCGACCGAGAATTGCGCAATCTGGCGGAGATTCACAAACCGCTGGATGAATGGGACATCGAAGAATTGGCGCATGGTCGTCCGCGTGACAAGAACGGCACGTTTGTTGGCCGACGTCCTACGTGGATCACGACCACCGTGCTTGCCGAGGCCAAGCGTCGGTTGAACACCAAGGCATACGAGATGTTGGCCGGCCACATTGGGGACGCGGTTCAGGTCATTCACGATCTGATGGTGTCTACGGCCGTTGACGAATTCGGCAAGCCGATCGTCGATGCCCGGACGCGGTTGAACGCCGCGCAGTACATCGTCGATCAGGTGGTTGGACGTCCGAAGGTTCGTGTCGACGTCGAGACCAACGACGCCACATCCAAGATGTTGGCTGGTGCGTTGAAGATGACCAATGAAGATGGAGAGCTGGTCGACGCGCATCCAGTCATCGACATCACCGAGGACGAATGGACAGACGATGACGACCGGTGAGACGTGCCGTACGTGCAACCGCGTGCACGGTGTGGATGGGTACAACCCCCGGCACCCGTTCAACGGTCTGCATCCATCTGAACCGGCCGAGGTGCGTCCCGTGCCCAAACGGTGGCCGTTCGATCCGGTGTTGCGCCAGGCGTTGATCGATAAGGGCGTGTTGACACCCGACGATCTACGCAATGCCGAGATCAAGATCACGGTTGTCACGGGTGTGTTCGACCAAGCTGTTCGGGAGGCGACGATCGATGACGCATAGCTTGCCCGACCAACCGGCCGGCACGCAATTCAATCTCCCGCCCATCGACCCGAATCTGTACACGCAGACGGTTCTGCCGTTGACGTCGCGCGACGTGCTGACCAACACCGAAGATTACACCACGGGAACCGAGTTCGGTGGTGTGGCCGGCATGGTTCAACCACCCCCGCACGTGCCCACGGCGAACGAACGTCGCATGCAGGTCATGGCAATCGATCCGGCCGACGATGGCACCGAGGTGACGTCGGTTGTACCGCCGGATCTGACGGGAGATTTTGCGTGACGGTCGTCCTGATGAAGGGCGATTATTACGACCAGACCGGATACACCCCACACCCGGGGCAGCGAGTCATGCATTTTACGCCGTCACGGTTCAAGGTGATCCCGTGTGGTCGGCGGTGGGGCAAGACGTTGTTCGGGGCAATGGAGGCGGAGCCGAATACGTTCGTCCCGTGTCCGATCACAGGTGAACCCCAGGCTGGATGGATCGTCGGCCCTCAATACATTCACGCGGAGAAAGAATTCCGCATCATCTACGATCGATTCCGCAAAGCGGGTATCGACAAAGAAAGCATCAAGTTCATCAACAACCCGGATTCCGGATCCATGCACATCAAGACGTCGTGGGGGTTCGATCTGCAATGTCGATCGGCCGCGCACCCGGAGACGTTGGTGGGCGAGGGATTGAATTTCGTCCTGATGGTGGAAGCTGGGTTGCACAAACGCAAGACGTGGCAGTTCATTCGTCCGGCGTTGTCCGATCGACGCGGCTGGGCACTGTTTACCGGTGTGCCCGAGGGAAAGACAGACACGTCGTTGTTGTACGCGTTGTACAACCGGGGTCAATCCACACGGCCGGCTGATCGGCTCTACCGGTCGTGGACGATGCCGTCATGGACTAACACGGTGGTGTTCCCCGGTGGTCGTGAAGATCCGGAAATCTTGGATGCCGAAGGCGATCTGACGGCGGATGAGTTCGATCGTCAGTACGGCGCGCGGTTCACCGAGCGTACCGGTGTCGTGATGAAGGAATGGGACGAAGACGTTCATTTCGGAGATTTCGAATACGAGCCGACGTGGCCGTTGTACATGGCCGTTGACTACGGGTTCACCAACCCGTTCGTCGTCTTGTGGATTCAACGATCTCCGGTGACCGGGCAGATCCGGGTGTTGGCCGAACGACGGTGGACCGGTGTCGACACCGAAGAGGTTGCCATGGATCTGTTGAACGAATTCCCCGCGTTCGTCCACAAGTGCACGATGATCTATCCGGATCCGGCCGAGCCCGACGACACACGGACGCTGGTGCGCAAGCTGCGCATCAACGCAACCAAGAACACCGGGGGGTCAATCAAGGTCCGGTTAGCGTTGATCCGGCGATCGTTGAAGCGCCGTGTGGCTGCGGCCGGCAATGTTCCGGAGCTGATGGTCGATCGCACCCGGTGCCCGATGCTGGCATGGGAGATGCGCGAGGGTTACAAATGGCCGGAGCACAAATCCGAGATCCATTCTGATTCCGAGAATCCGTTGGACAAAGACAATCACGGTGTCGAGGCATTGGGCCGATTTTTCAAAGGTTTCTTCCGATCGGTCGGTGGCGACACAACCGAGGTTACGACCGCAAACATGGGGGGGTGACACATGGTCACGGCATTCACGCCGTACACCACGGCGGTGCCCCTGTTCGGGCCGAAGCCAGGGTGGTTGTCCAACCCGCTGGACATCCAGCGTATTCAAGCGTATCAGGTGTACGAAGAGCTGTATTGGAACGCACCGGATACGTTCGTGGCGTTGCTGCGCGGGACGAACAACCTCGCGATCTACGTGCCGACCGCGAAAACCATCATCGACACCATCGACCGGTACACCGGTGCGCAATTCCAGGTGAATCTGTCCGACGTCACGACGGGTGCCACCAATACACCGGACGTTATCGCTGCACAACTCGCACTTCGGGATTTGTTCGCACGCGAACGATTCTTGTCCAAGTTCGACGGTAACAAGCTGTACGGCATCATGCGCGGCGACTGGATCTGGCACGTGACGGCAGACCCGACGAAGCCACAGGGCACGCGGATCTCGATCACGGCCATGGATCCGGCCATGTACTTCCCGATCCCGGACGAAGATGACGTTGACGACGTGATCGGATGTCACCTGGCCGCACAGATCACCACGGCCGACGGCGCGCGGATCCACCGGTTGACGTATCGGAAGGTTTTGGACGGCAACGGTAACCCGACCGGACAGATATCGGTAGAAGAGGGCATTTTCGCGTTGACCGAATGGGAGAGCCCGAACGGCAAACCCGAAAAGGTCATTCAACAGCCCACCATTCTGCCGACCACCATCACGTCGTTGCCGGTGTACCACGTTCCGAACACCGATCAGCCCGGTGACCCGTTCGGATCGTCGGAACTACGTGGTCTCGAACGCGTGATGGCCGGCATCAACCAGACGATCTCGGATGAAGATCTGGCGCTGGCACTGGACGGCATCGGGATGTACGCCACCGACGCGCCGCAACCGACCAATCCGACCACCGGTGAGGTTGTGGGATGGCAGCTTGGTCCCGGACGTGTGGTCAAGGTGCCCGAGGGCGCGTTCTTCAACCGCGTGTCGGGTATTTCATCCACGGCCGCGTACGGCGAACACTACGACCGGCTCTTTTCGGCGGTCAAGATGTCGGCGGGCACCCCCGACGTCGCGATCGGTTCTATTTTGGAAGCGTCCGACGTGTCCGGCATCTCGTTGGCTCTCCAGCTCTCGCCGGTGGTGTCGAAATCCGAGAAAAAGAACACGATCATCAAAGACGTCCACACCCAGATGTTCTTCGATCTCGTGAACGGGTGGTATCCGGCGTACGAAGCCACGACGTTCAACGACGTGCGGGTGGAATGCGGCACCGGATCTGCGGTACCGGTCGATCGGGCCGAACGGTTCTCGGAATTGACGCAGATGTTGGCCGATAAGGTCATCGACGCGCAGTATTACCGTGACTATTACCGTGACGAGGCGACCAAGCTGGGTTACGTGTTCCCGGCAGACATCCAGGCCCGTGTGGACAAGGAAGCGTCAACCGCAGCCGCGAACCAGGCAGCCGCGTTTGGTACGGCGGCATTGACCGCGAACGCTGGGGGTGCTGGTGGCAACGCGGGCTGATCTGGTCATTGACCAGGGATCACGTAAAGTTGTCGTCATCTCGGTAACGGTGGAATGGTTGAACGATCTCACGGGATATTCGGCACGCGGTGGTATTTACGCATCGCAGACCATTCCGGGGTCGTTGTTGGCCGATCTATCGCCGTATCTGACGGTCAACGTGGGTGCGTCCACCGTGACGCTCGATCTCCCTGCGGACGTGTCGGCAGCATGGACATTCCGTGACGGGTATTACGACATGGAGCTGTTCAACGGCACGCCAGCCGATGACGTGCGGTTCGTCCAGGGAGACATTCGAGTGGATAAAGAGGTGACCACGTGAAGCAATACCGGCAGGCACCGGTCAAGGCATTCAACAAGCAAATCGACTGGGATTCCGACGCGTTGGTGTGGACGCTCCACACGTCCACGTATACGCCGAACCAGGACACGCACGCGTTCGTGTCCGACCTCACGAACGAACTCGCCACGGGTGGCGGATACACCCAGGGGACGACGTCCGGCGGTGGTTTGGCCATCGCTTCTCCATCCTCTGCATACACGGCCGCTAACTCATGGACCGTGCAACGGGCGAACACGACCGCGTATGCGCTCGGTGACGTCGTGCGTCCGGCGACCGGCAACGGGTTTCTGTACCGCGCTGCGGTGGCTGGTACGTCCGGTGGCACGATCCCGTCGTACCCGACCGTCATCGGTACCACGGTGGCCGATGGTGGCGTCACGTGGGAATGCGTCGGTGTGGGCATCATCGTCTTCGCGTGCACCGACCCCACCTGGTCCACGTTCACGGCCGGCCCGTTCCGGTACGCGGTTCTGTCCGACCGCACGTCGGGGGCAAACGCTACTAACCCTCTGATCGGGTACGTAGATCTGGTTACGGACAAGACTGGTGGTGGCGGGTCGTTCACGATCAACCTCCACCCGTCGCTTCGTGCCATGCACATGTTCGCGGAATGAGGTGACCCGTGCCGACGATCGTTGCATTCACCGGATTTGAGTTCGGCACGGAGAACGGTATCGGTGGTGGCGCGTTCGACGGTGCAACGGGGGTGGCCGGTACCGATTACAAAGTCGTAGCCGGTACCCCGGTCGTCGGGTCGTACGTCGGCC